TGATTTCTCTCTGGTAAAAATAATGACCTAATCATCGGGCCTAAATCTTTATTTCTCGCTGGAACCTGTTGAAGATTTGGATTTGAATAAGAAAATCTTCCGGTTACCGTTCCTCCCTTTTCGCCTCTTACTGGATTAATATCTGCATGTATTCTACCTTTATGTTGGTACTTTATTATTGTATCAATAAATGTTGTATGTGCCTTGTTTATTTCTCTAGCTTTTGCTATACATTGAACCAATGGATGTTTGTGTACTTGTAAGAAATTTTTAGTAAAGGAAGGTGCTTGTGTTTTTAAGGTTCTGTTATAAGGCAGAGAAAGTTTATCAAAAACTTTACCAATCGATCTTGCTGCCCATATTTGGACATCTATTCCTGTTTCTTTTTTTACTTTCAGTAATAATTCTTTTTCTTCTTCAGATAGTTTGGTTTTTAATAAGTGCGCACGTTCCACGTCTACTCGGACGCCCTTAACTTTCATTTCAATTAAACACGGAAACAATCTAGTTTCTAAATCAAATACTTCAGTTAAATTATCTTTTCTAATTTCTAGTGATAGATGCTTAAATAATTTTAAAGTTAGTTCAGCATCTTTTTCTGCATAGTTTCCAACATACATAGCTGGAAGTTTATACATTTCAGCTTTAGGATCGGCCCCTGCTTTTTCTGCAGCCGTAGTTAATATACTTTCATCTTTAACTTCTCCTAAATAATCGTAACAAAGACTATTTAAAGAATATGAATATCTATTTTCATCTACTAATGCTGCCATTACCATAGTGTCTATAATGTGGCCATTTACCTTGATATTATAGGCTTTTAACCAACACATATCGTACATAGCATTGTGAAATATTTTAGTGGATGGAAGAAGACATATTTCTTGAAGCCAATCTAAAACTTTTTGTTTAGGTAAGTTTCCTTCTCTGTGTGCAATTGGAAAGTAGCCAGACCATCCCTCAACGGCTACAGCTATTCCTATTATCTCACCTTCATTCACTAAAGACCCTGAACCTTTTGATTTTAAATTAGGGTCTCTTGTCTCTAAGTCGATGGCTATGTATTTATGTTCTTTTAATTCTGGAAAATTTTCTGGGCATACCCATTCAGTTGCTGCGCTAAACATTATATTTTATAGAACGTATACTTTAATGTAAGTTCTTCTCCTTCTTTAATATCATCAAGAGTAAAAAGTCTCCATATTTTATAATCTGTTTTTAGTGAAAGATCGTTGGCATTAGTAATGCGAGCCATACTCTTGGTACAGTTGGGATGATCTGAATGATTAATAAATCCTCCAAGTGGAGTTCTAAATAATTCTTTGCCTATTTGTATGTGGGAGATACCTAGATTAGAACCTCTTTCAAGTTTTACATTTGTGTAAAGTCCTTGTCCATTAATGCTGGACTCTTCAATAAATAATCCATGGGGTAAAGGTTTATACATCAGGATAATCTCTATCTATTGCCATCTGACAATAATGAATTGCTTTTTCCAAATCTTTCTTCTGTCCTTTCTGCTTGTGCCTGCACAAATATTTTATAGCGTTTCCTTCTGCGAAAGGCAAGTTATTTTTATTTATAAACTCTGAAGGTTGAATGACCATAGATTGATAGTGATCCCCACCTACTTGTTTTTTATATACATCGCTCATACTATTGGATATCCTATGTTGTAAAAGTTAGTTTGTGTACTCTCCATAACGTATAAATTTTGTTTTGCTCTTGTTACTCCAACAAAAAATAATCTATGAATTTTATCTGGATCTTTATCTGCTTCTCTTGCTAAGAAATCATTTTCATCTTCTGAACCAAAATCTATATATAAAATAACGTTTTTACACTCTCTTCCTTTAGCTCCATGAATTGTTGATAGCTCTACTTTTGAATCTGTGGTAAGATCATCGCCGTTTTTTAATAAAAGTTTTATATAATTTTTTTGTTCATCTGACATATGGAGATGTTCCCAGCTGCCCGTCACCAGAAGCCCGTGATCTTTTTGTAGTTCCTCTAATGTGACAGTAAAAACTTTGTCTAATAATTTTCCTTCTCCAAACCCATGTTTTACTTGCTTTTTTCTTAAAAAATTTTTAATTACATGCTGTGCTTCTTCACCTGAAACACTTGCACCTTCATTTAACCTGGTCCATATTCTATATGCTGTCAATAAATCTGCAGGTAGTAGTTCATTTTGTCCACCTTTATATCTTAAGTTTAGATCATTTAAATGTTGTGCAGGTTCTTTTAACTGTGCATTTGTTTGAGCAAGAATCATCCATTCATCTTTTTTAAAATCAAAATCAGTTAATAAACAATTTTCTTTATAAGTTCCTTCCTCGTCTCTCGCTTCCCAAGGCTTGTCTAATCGTTCATTTATTTGTTTTAAAATTTCTAAAGCTTTTGCGTGTATTTTTTTAGGCACACGATGTGATTTTATTTGATTATCGAAGACAAAAGATTCTGCGGTATTACGTTTTAAACCTATAAATATACTTGGGTCTGCTCCCTGGAACCCGTAAATAGTTTGATCGTCATCCCCTGCAATGTATGATCGTTTACATTGTTTTTCAATGTGAAAAAACATTTCCCATTGCAAAGGACTTAGATCTTGGGCTTCGTCAAGGAAGACGGCATCGAGAGCAAGATGCTTATCTTCCTTGACAAATTTAGTAATCATATCTGAAAACTCTATCATTCCAGATTGTTCTTTGTAATTTTTTAAATCTTCGTCGATTTGTTCTGTTAACCATAGATCAATGGAATGATGTAAATCTAATTGTAATGCAGCTTCTACTAAATCAATTTTTTTGGAACGCGCATAAGTTATAACTCTCATATGAGGATTTTGATGTATTGTATTTCCATAACTATCTTTTCTGGTTTCAAACTTCATTCCTCTACAAATTTGTGATTGACTTGTAAATTGTTTCCATTTTCTATCTTCTAATAACTGAGTTGTAGTATTAATATTACACTCTTCTTTTCCAAGATAGTGTAGGGTGGATATGTAGAGTAAAGGATATTTTATTCTTTCATTGGCTTCATCTGCTGCAGCATTACTAAATGTAACATAAACTATTTTTTTAGGATTAGTGTGTAAATCATTGATTTCTTTAGCTAAATAATGGTTTACTAATCTATAAGTTTTACCTGTTCCTGGTGGACCAGGTATTATTGTTCTTACTGCCACGGTTCTTGTTCTACTTTCATTTTTCTTGTATTTGGTTTTTCTAATTTAATTGTTTCCATTACTAATGTTCTAACTGTCTTACTTTCTATCTTTATATATTTTTCTTTTACTTCAAACATTATTTGTAAAAGCCGTAATGTTTTTTGTTTGGGATAAGTTTTTTCTGCCCAAGATTTTGTTTTTAATAAATATCTCCAAAAAGATTTAAATTGAAAAAAAGTATCTCCTTCTTTGTCTGTGTAAGCAATACCTCTTAATACATCAGTTAATTCTTTCCCTGGAGCTTTATTAATATAGTCTGCTAATATTTCTGTTAACTGAACTTCTAACTTAGAAGATTCTGGTGCAGGAAGAGGTTCTAGTGCTTTTTTAAATAATGTAATTAATAATTTTCTCCATGCATGTTTAGGAACTGGCATCATCGGCATTCCTATTTGATTCATACAAGCTAATGAAAATTTCTCTGGATCATGCAGCGTTGCATCATCTACTTCTACACTTTTTCCATCCATAGACACAAAGTAAATAGGTGGGTCAGAATCATATTTTCTTATTTCTGTTATTTCCGGCGTAGGTCCATCATCACCTACTCCAAATTCTCTCATTGAACATTTTTTAGCATCACAAAAACTATGTATAGGTTCATCTTTACATTTATATCTGTAATCTTTACCCTCTAAAGATTCAATTAAAGTATTTATTTCTGATACATCCAAAGGTGGTTCCATAAATTTTTTATTGTATGTAAACATATGACTTTGCCACTCATCTTTTTCGGAATATCTTTTTTTTAAATAAACTCCTACATTATACATACAGTTATTTCTTTGACCATTTGGGACTCCGTCGCTTAATAGTGCTACTAAACACGGTGGCATGCCTTTAAAAAAATCATCGCCTTCTTTATTATTTGCAATTTTTAAATTTTTTAATTCATCTAAAGACATAGCTCTTTCTTTGTATGATTCAAAGAAGTCATCCATCTTTAAAGCTTCGCCTTTTTCGTCATACGCAAATCTCATAGTTCTGTCTCCACCATGATATGGTAGGTTTAAGAAACTTCCTGTATCTCCTCTATCAACTCTTATGTAATCTTGTTTTGGAAATATTTCTGCTTTTGCGAATCCTAATGCTGAAGCTATTAATTTAAGTTTAGCTCTCATTATAACTGCCGGTACAAAATCATTTGTAAATAAACATGCATGTCCTCCTCCAGACTTAGATCTGAAAAGAATCATTGGAATATTTTTTGATTTTAATTGGTTTAAGAATTTTTTATGATCGAAAGGATATGTATCTATGTCAATACATCCCCATTTACATTTATTTTCTTTATTAATTGGAACAATTCCTAATCCAGGATCAGTTCCTTTTACATGTTCTTCCCATATTTTAAGTACAGGTATTTGACCTACTGTATAGGATTTAGTTTTGTGCTTTCCTCTTTCATCGAACTGATCTGTTTTTATGGTTTGTCCATAAGCAGAATCTAATCCTTCAAATATATCTTTAAAAATTTTTACTTTATCTGTCATATGCTCTCTGTGGCATAGGCGGCCTCCGTCTCCGTCGACCGCCTACTATTCACACTATTTGCTAGCTAAACTAGTGTAAAACTTTTTAGCTCGCTCATATAAAGCTGGTTCTTCTACAGGACCAACCTTAGTGACATTGTAACCATACCATTGATTACCTTTGCCTGAGTTTAAAACAGATGTTAGTCTATATTTATGACTAAATGATGGCGGTGTATATGGACCATTTTTTCCATCAAGAGTAATGGACATCATCATTGAGTTCCATTTTCTACTTATCTTACCTTGAGATGAACTCATAGATATTAAAGCATTCTCTGTAGAAATACCGTCACAGATTAAAACGTAATGTTGTCCAACAGTTAGAATATAGTTTCCATTTTCTAATCTATCTTTTCCCATCTCGTTTTTTGTTTTTGAAAGTATATCAGAGTTAGCGTCGTAAATGTTTTCAGGTCTACCTGATCCAGTTCCGAAATCTGCCCACTCTTGGTACTCCAATTTATAATGACAAGGTATAACTTCTATACCTTTTGCTCCATCATACATCTTTTTAGTGACTGTATTTAAAAGCATTCCTGGTTCTGCACCTTCAACATAATTTTGATTACGTTTTTGTGCTTCTCCAGAGCCATTTTGCAATAGTTTTAAGATAGGTAAAGCCAAACTTGATGTCTTTACATTCTCAAAACCTGCATGAGCATCACCTTCATACAAAGCTGTAGATGGTAATCCTCCTTCTTTTCTTGTAGTTACATTGTTTTCCATGTTTCTATTTTCTCCTTGTTATTTTTGTACTGTTACCCGCGTAAGTTTTAAAAAGATCAGAGGGCATCTCTTGTC